CCAGCTTGAGGTTGTCGAGCATGGTGTAGTTCTGCTTGGCAAATCCCTGGTAAGCCGCTACGACCGATTCCATGTCGGTCCCGAACGTGTTTGCGTTGTCGCTCATGTCGCGCATCGCCATGTCGGCGATTGCCGCCGCCGCTTCTGTGTCACCGCCCAACGACGAGATGAGCGACGCCGAGAAGCCCGTGACGGTCTCCATGTACTGGTTCGCACTCATGCCAGCCGTCTGGAAGGCTTGGGATGCGTTCTCCATGACGGACGTCGAGGCATCGCCGAACAGCTTCTCTACGCCTCCGGCCAACTGCTCGTAATCGGCGAAGCTCTGCACAGCCTGGGTGCCTAGTGCCGCGGTGGCGCTCACCAGACCGCCGATGACCGCAGCGCCAGCCTTGGCTGCTTTCTTCAGGCCGCTGAGAGCGACGTCCCCCACGCCCTTCATCGCTCCGCCGAAGCCGCTGGAGAACTTGCCGCCGGCACTCGCGCCGGAGGCCTCGGCCATGCCGCCGACGCTGCCGAAGGCGCTTTTGATGTCGCCGACCATGCCCTTGGTGCTCGCGGTGATCGTGACGTACGCCACGCCTAACTCTGCGCCGCTTGCCATTCCGAATCACCCCCCTGGGTATGGTCGATGCCGTCCTCGATGCCCTGCACGATGCCAAGCGCCGCATCGACGAACGCGCGCTCGGCGCTGTGGTCGTGCTCGACCATCTCGCTGGGCAGCGGCAGCATCTTCGGTTTGTTCCTGCCCTTCGCGCCGTCCTTCGTGCGCTGCCAGATGAGCACGCGCAGCTCGTACTCCATGACCAATGCCATCACATCGGCGCGCGTCATCGCCGCGTCGGGGTTGACCGCGCGGAACGTGCGGCAGTCGGTGGGCATCTGGGCCAGAAGGGATGCGGCCTCGGCCACATCGACGCGCTGCTCGCGCACATCGACCAGGCTGAGGCCGTAATATTGGCGAAGGTCGGCGTTCAGCTCGTCGGGATGGTCGTGCCATGCCCCGACGAGCGCCATCAGTTTTTTGTTTGCTTGCTCGCAGCGCTCGCGTCCTCGAAGGCCGCACGGACGAGCGGAGCGAACTCTTCGGCGTGCCCGCCCAGGGCGCGCGCATATTCGCGAGACTTGCCCGCAAAGATGAGGTCGACGGCATAGCACCAGGCGTCCATGTCGTTGGTGCCGCGAGCCATGCCGTAAATCACGTCGTACAGGCCGAACGAGGTCTCGTCGTACTCGAAGGTCTTGCCCTCGTATTCGAAGCTGCGCACTGGCTACTCCTTCGTCGCGGTCCTGGTCGCGTTGGCTGCGGCCTTGGGGGTCGGGGCGGCCAGGTAACCGTACTCGTAGTTGCCGGAATCGTCCGCCAGCTTGGTGTAGGTCAGTTCGAACCCGCCCAGTTCGGTGGACACGTCCACCTGGTCGCCCCACTCGGTGACCATGGTGCGCGGCTCGACGCGACGGTAGCGCCTGCCGTCCTTGAGGACCAGCTCGAAGACGAGGGAGCGCTCGGGCATCTCGTTGTCGTTGTCGGTGAAGGTGATGGCACCGCTCGTGTCGGTGACGTTCTCCACGCCGTAGGCCTCGCCGAAGGCCGTGGCGTTCAGCTCGATGAACTTAAGCGTCACGGTGCGCTCGCTGCCTTCGCTCGACACGGCCACGTCCTCGCCGTTGAGGTCGTGGTGGTGGGTGATGTCGCGCGACTTTGCGTGCGTGATGCCGTCCTCGCCGACGTAGCCAACGTTGGAGAACGCCTGGTTGAGCGTCGAGGTCGCATCGGTGGGGAGCGCCGTCCCGTACGGCGCGACGAAGACGTAACCGCCGACCACGCCCTTGATGACGCTCACGTTTGCCTTGTTGTTTGCAGCCATTTCGTGGCCTCCTTAATCGATTCTGTTCGCAATGACAGTGATGTCGATGCCGCGGATGCGGTGCCGTCCATCCAGTCCCACGCGGTACTGGCCCGTGCCGCCGACGCGCACGACCTCATGGATGTGGTCGGGCATCTCGGCGGCTGCTGATTGGGCGTCGGCCAGCATCGAAGCCGCCGCCGCGTCGCTTTCGGCCCACGCGTCGAGCGAGATGCGGGGCGATTCGGTGAAGCGGTCGAAGCTGCCGCCCGCGCTGGTCACGACGAGCACGCGCTCCGGGCGCTCCTCGGGGACCTCCGACGCGACGCGCACGTCCAAGGCGTCCGCGAAGTAGTCGATGACTTTCTCAAGCAGCACCTCGCTCACCCCCTCGCCGAATCAAGAGCCAGCGCCAGCGTCTTGTTGCGCATCGCGTCCCAATACGCGCCGCGCGAAGCGGTGCTCACCCTTGCGTGGGCTCGCGACTTACCGGCCTGCACGTCACAGGTGTATTGGCGGTTCGCGAAGCGACCGCCGGACTGCGCCGCAGCCTGGACGGAGTTGGCACGGTCGAGCAGATGGGCCTGCACCGCTCCTGAATTGCGCAGCTCGACAAAGCCTGCCGTGTTGGGCTTGAACTCGACCTTAGCCATCCACCCTCACCGCCTCTGCCCTGATGTTCAGCCCGACGATGGGCGGGAGATTCGCCTCGGTGTATTCCGCGGGCTCGCCGATGACGCGATAGGTGCGCCCCCGGCGTTTGATCTTCGCGCCGCGCAGGTCGAGGTCGAAGCCGGTCGGAAAACAGAACGCCAGACGGTCCTCGATCGCGTCGGGCTGCTCCGGAGATGTGGGCGAGGTCGTGGACCGTCTGCCCACGACCACCCCGTCCACGTCGATTGGCTCGGCCCACGACTCGGCCTCGTTGCCCAGCGCGTCGCGCGCGCCCTTTTCGAGCGCGCTCACGCTCACGGTCTCGCCTGCGATGCTCAGCACTTGCAGCACCTCCCACCGACGCGCGCGGGAATCGAGCCGATGAACCCCCGGCCCACGCCCAGCGCGCGCTTCTCTGATGCGGTGACATAGAGGTCGCCGCTCGGGTTTGCGAAGGTGAGCGATTGAGAGTACACGTCGGCGCTGATGCTGCCCTGGGTCACCCCGAACGCGTCGTTCGTGCTCGATGCCATGGCCCGCTTGACCATCGAGCACGAGACGGTGCAGAGGAGCCTCTTGCGCGCCACGTCCCACTCGTCGACCTCGACCATCGAATCGAGCAGCATCGCCGCATCGTCCAAGAGGGTGGCCGCGACGGCTTCCTCTTCAGGTGAGAGGTCGCGCCAGCGCGCCTCAAGGTCTGCCACGGTCGCGTATGCCATGCGACCACCCCCTTGTCTACTTGGTCTTGGGTTTTGCCTTGGCCTTGGGCTTGGTGGTCGGCTCTCCACCGTCCATCTGCTCTGCGGCCTCGGCCTTGGCGGGCTGGTAGCCGAAGGCGAACAGGCGCTCGGCCAGCTCGCCCTCGGCGTCGATGACGGCCCCCGTCGAGCCGTTGACCATCAACATCTCTAGCCCTTCGGCGTGGTGAGCTTGACGAATGCCGCGGCGTCGCTCACAACGAAGCCGACCTCGGCCTCGACGCGCACCGCGAACATGTTGCGCTGCCAGAGATTGACCTGGTTGGTGCCGTCGTTGACGGTGGCCTCTTCGCTGATCGAGACCTCGATGTCGTTGACGATGCCGTACTTCGCGCGCGACCAATCGCCAGCCAGGCCAACGGTGTTGACGGTACCCGCGCTGCTGTAGATGTGGGGTGCGTCGACCACGGGAGCGCCGAGGACACGACCGACCGCGCCCTGGTCGTTCGGGGAGTCGATGAACAGGGGACGCTTGTTGCCGTCCACCGCGGCCAGCAGCGCGGCGCGCGCCTGCGGGGCCATCGCCCATCCGTTGAGGGTGTAGCCGCCAGCGCCCACTGCGGTGAAAGCGGCGACGAGCTGGTCATACACGGTACCGCCGCTAGCGGGGGCCATGCTCACAGCAGTTGCGCCGCCGAGGACGTCGAAGCCGGTGCCAGGGGCGGTCGTACCGGCAACGGTAGCGTCGAACTTGCGCGCGATGCTATACGGCAGGCGACGAACAAGCTCGTCGTAGACCATGCCGAAGTCGCGCATGAACTCGCGGCTGAACAGTTCGATGACGGCGATCTTGTACGGGGTCATGGTGCGGGTCGAGAACGTCGCGTTGCTCACGGGCTTCTCGGCGGTCTCGGCCACGAAGTCGGCCACGGGGTCCCCAGTGATGACGGGGATGCTGATACCGCTGCCAGGCAGCTCGACGCGCTGCGCCAGCTGCATTACCGCCGACTCGTGGAGCACGCCCGCCCAGACCTCCTGGGCCTGCTCAGGGGTGAGCGTCAGGCCGGTGGTGCCGCGGTTGATGTTGATGGGGTTCGTTGCGTAAGCCATGGTTGTCTCCTTAGATTACCTGCTGAGTTTGTTGGTCATCATCGAGGCGAAAACGTCGCGGTTCCTCGCCGCGGCTGCACCGTCGTGGACCTCGCGCGACGTGCGGGCCTTGGGCGCTGCGGGGACGTGCTGCCGTGCGGCCTGCTCTTCCTCGCGCTGCTTGGCCCATTCATCGGCGAAGGCCTCCATTGCCGCCCTGTCGGTGCAGTATTCGAGCAGCTCGACGGGTGCACCCGTGGCCTTGGCCACGTCGCGCACGTCGTCCATGCGCTTCCGCTCGGCCCTCAAGGTCTCAAGTTCGGCCTCGGCCTTCTCGGCGCGGGCCTGGGCCTTCTCAAGGTCGCTCATGCGCTCGGCCTTGATCGACTCAAGCTCTTCCGCCGCGTCCTTGTTGGCCTTCGCGCGCGCCTCCCACTTGCGGGCCTCGGCCTTCCAATCGACCTCGGCCTGCTCGGTCTGCGCCTGCTCGTTGACCTCTTGGGCCTGCTCGGTCTGCTCTGCGGTGGTCTCGGACATGTTTTCGCTCCAATCTCCCCCGTGCGGGGACAAAATGCGGCCCGTGCGGGCTGCGTCCATCGCGCCTGGTGATAGGCGCGAACGAAAAAAGGGGCCATGCGGCCCCCCTTAACGTCTAATTTTGCCTGCGTCGTCGCTTGTTGGCTTTGTCTGCCGACTTGCGGTAGCGGGCCATGATCGCGTCGTATGCCTCGCGCTCGGTCGTGCCATCGCGCTCGGCCATGCGCTCGGCCTCTTCGTCCACCGCTGCCTGCCATTTGTCGTAGTAGGCGGTAGGGTCGTAGCCACTGACCTCGGAGCCGCCCCAGCTCGGCACAACGCGGCAGTCGCAGTTTGCGTGGTAGTGGTCCAGCTCGCCAGCGGCCAGCTTGCTCGTGTAGACAAAGCCGCGCGATGCGAGCATGAGGCAGAACGGGCATGTCTCGGGGCCGGTCGGCACGCGCGCGTACCTCGGCGACGCGCGGTCGCGCCGCCCGTTCGCCAGGACGCAGTCACCGGCAGCTCGCCTTACCTCGTAGCCCAGGCGCTGCACGAGCTTGTCGACGATGGCGCTCGGCGCTGCCGTGCCGCGCACGATGCCCTGCACCGCCTGCCTGGTGGCCTCGGGGACGCGTGCGCTCACGGCCTGGGCTGCGAAGGTGTAGGGGCCTTCGTAGACATCGGCGCGGGCCATGTCGTAGAACTCGGCGGCCAGCGCCGCAGCCGCGTCGGTCGCGCCGCGGCAGAACGCCTCCATGACCTTGACGGCCTCGGAGGCTGCCGCGTCGGGGTCGGTGAAGTCGATGGCTAAGAGCCGCGCCTCGAGTTTTGCGCGCACGGAAGCGTCAAGCAGGTTGAGCGCGTCGGTGAAGGCGCGCACAGCCGCCATGCTAAGCAGTCGAGCCATCGGCCCCACCGCTCAACATCGCCGCGAATACGTTCGACGCGCTCACGCCTGCTACCTCGGACTCGATGCGCCGCCTCGCGTCTTCGTCGAATCCGACCATCTCCCAGAACGTCGGGGTTCCGGCAAAGTCGGGCACGGCTGCCGCAATCTTCACCGCCGCGTCGGCCTGCGACACCGCGCTGGGCATCGAGGGGCTTCGCATCGACACCGAGAAGTCGCGCCAGCTCTGGTCGAGGTCGGACAACGGCACGTCGCGCTCAGCGGCCAGCGCCATGAGCGCCAGCGACTTGAGCGACCGACGAGCGCCGTCGTTCAGCGTCTCGGCCTCGACGATCAACGGCTCGTTGGCGGCCTTGATCGCGTCGGAACTGGTCGGGTTGGCATCGGCGGTCACGCCCAGCTGGTGGAGAGGCACGTACGTCTCGCTTGAGAAGCGCGACGCAAGCAGGCGCATGTAATCGACGGTCTGCTGCATCGACGCCTGCGCCAACTGCCCGTAGACTGGTGCCGAGTTTCCGGCATCGTTGCTGATGGCGAAGATTGAGCCGATGTAGGCCTCCCAGAGCGTACGTCCATCGCGCGGGTCGTGGTCGGAGTTGAGAAGGTACTTCTGCGGGGCCACGGCGAACTGGTAGGAGATGTCGCCGCCGAGGGCCACGCGCACCGCCGAATCGGTCAGGCTGCGCACCGCGCGCGAGATGCGCGAGATGCCGAACGGCCTGCGACCGGTCGGACGGTAGGCGAAGCACTCCATGGCGGGCCTGCCCATCGCGTACGGCTCGAAGTCCCAGTCGTAGAAGCCTTGACGGTCACCGTACAGGTGGAGCGCGCCCTCATCGGTGTGGACGGTGGCCTCCTCGATGACGCCGTCGTCTTCGACGTCGACGGTGAGGCCGTATGCGATGCGCATCTTTGCGCGGTCCCAGACCGCCGCCGCCTGCTCGGCGTCGTACATCTGGATGCGCGCGCCGCCCATGTCATCGGTTGAGACGGTCGCGAAGCTGCACGAGTTGATCAGCTCGTCCTGCATCGCCATCGCGTAGGCGCTCTTCAGGTCGGAGCGGTCGACGATGTCGTCGAGCACCGCCTGGACCTCGCCATCATCGGCGCTGAAGCCGTCGAAGCGGCTGCGCACCGCCAGGGCGTCGACCGCGCGCTGCGGCCAGCCGACCACCATTTCGAGGTCCGCCATGTGCAGGATCTGGGGCGGTGTCGAGATGCCCAGGTCCTTCAGCTTGTTGCGGCCCTCGTAATAGCGCCTTCGAAGCGCGTTCTTCGGTCGCTTGGATTCGAGCACCGCGAACAGGCGCGCGGCCTTGCGTGCGAGGTCGTCGGGCAGG